GCATCGTGTGGATACACGTCGCCCTTGTACTTTTCGAACCAGTCCTTGGCTATCGCTGGACGTGTCGACATATGCGCGAACTCGGGGACACGCTGGTGAATCTCCCCATGCTCATCGACCCACTCGTAATGCTTGTCAGCTAGATCGCCGGTAATTTTTTTGACGGCATAGCGCGCAACATACGCTGCGCTCTCGAACGTAACCGAGCCAATCGAGCAGTAGCCTTGACCCCATAGGGCTTCCAGCTCGGCGGACTTGTAGAGAATTCCATAGTCAGTTTCCTTCCACCGGACCTTGTCCGTGAAATCGTGGCCGAACACGATTGCGTGATAGTGCGGCCGCCACTTTTCCTCGCCGTACTCACCGCTGTAGAACGTGCTGATGCGCACCGGCTCGATCCGACGCCGGTAGCGCTTCCAGAATTTTTTCATGACCTCGACATCGAGGCTGCCGTTCGCCGGCAAGAACTCGTCTTCGAGCGTCAGCGTGATAAACGAGTTCGCTTCGTGCAGCTGGGTCTCGTGCATGATCCGCACCGCCCAGCCGAGAGAATATTGAAGCTTGCAGCCGATGCACCGGCTGCAAGCGAGAGTGACAGGGAGATCGCGGAATCCTTCCCGCGTGTTGAAAACGACTTGCCGTTTGCCGCTATCCGTTAGACACCGACTGCGGTATCCGGACAGCGGGTAATAGCAAGGCACTACCGGCGGATGCCGCCGCGCATCCCGGTCGTGAAGTTCGACCGATGCGCCCTACCTGCTGTCCTGCTGAAAAGCTTGCCGCTACGACGCCTGCTCATACCGTGCCGTTTCATGAAACCTCCTGAAAAACCCCGGGAGAGTTACGCGAGGAACGTCGCCTCCCGGGGTACTTCCCGACCAGCCCCGTCTGGCCGTGTTCGACAACGCGGAGAATACCGCATTCGGTGTCAGTGGGCCCATTTACATCCAGTAATGTAATGGGCCCACAGGGTGCTACTCCGCGCCCGATTCGCCTCCGCGCCCGGGCTTGGACGGCTTCGCCGTCCGCGTCCCGGGCTCTCCGGCTTCACTGGAAGCCCGCTGCGCGTCGCTGGCAGGGGGGGTCGCGGGGGGGGTAGCTTCACCGCCGCCGCGTTGCTCCTGCGGCGTTGTGAGCCCGAGGAACGCTGCCTCGTCCCGGTTTGCCGGGTCCTCGACGAACCGGAGCAGCTTCTCGGGATTGTTGTCGA